GTGTGGTTGAAGTCTTTCAAAGCTGAACTCATTGCGTTATCATCACCTAGTGTGATTAATGCAACGTTATCTCTGAAAGTGGTAAGTGGTTTATCTCTAATAATATTTTTATAAGCATAACGTATATATAAGGAATTGGATATACTATTGATAATGACCGTTAAAGGTGTTCCAGATGAATTGCCACCAAAAAATTGGATAACATCACCATTCATGTTAGTAACGGGAAAAGCAATATCTGTGGCTATTCCACGTATTATTAACCTGTCCTCATAAGATAAGGGTTCATGTGTTTCCATTAATTCTTGCAATACATAAAAATCACATCTGATAAGGGCAGCAGGCATATTTTTATCATATGCTGAATAATCACTAGCTATCATATTATTCTCACCATAGGTACATAAATAATTCTTTAATGCACCCCAATCTTGAGAGTAACAATTCATACCTACAGCACATTCACTAATAAAATTATTCTTCATTATAGCCCGAGTTATCTTCAAGAATTTCATTCTTACAATGATACTAAAGGCTACATCACATGCGGTAAAAATACGTGTCTTGCCAATATCTCTCTTGGATTGTTTAATAGCCTCGTCCTTCAATGTAGCATTGAATAATACACATGCTCGTTGACCTAACTTATAACATTCAATAATTCTCTCCATTACATCAACCACTTCTGGATTGGGCATGAAATACTCCTCACCTGTTTCCAAGTCTATCTTTGTATGGAAATATTGACTCTTAGCACCAGGAAAGAACATACCACCTGAAGTACTCATAGGTAGAATGTTTACAAAGGAATCGCCATGTATACCATTAACTGCCACACGCACATCAACAGGTCCACAATCTACCAACCATCCTGTGTCTCTCTTTAGATCTGACACATAGGCTGTAGCACATTCAAGGAGATCAATTGATGAGAAATGAGGTGTTATATTAGCTTGATCTTCTGCAGCTACTGAAAAAGGATTATACCATTTGCCATTAATAACCTCTGGTACCATTAATGGAGGCACGAGAGTGTTATGATAATTGAAAGTAGTACATATCTTATCATGTATGATGGATCGTTTAACTT